TTACATATGAAACTAATTGAAATAATGATTTAGCAACTTTTTTATCATTTTTTACATCACTATTAATTCTAATATTATGAACTTCATCTATTACAATTAATGTATCTTGAAATTCGGCCCTTAATTTTTTTTCTGTTAATAAGTCATTAATTCCTCCTTCTTTCATAGTAATACATTTTTGTATTTTATTTGCAAATTCAATATAACCAGTAAATTCATAATAATTAGTAATTAATTTTTGTATTTTTGTTATTATTTCTTCCTTATTTAAACTGTTAATTTGATAAGCATTTAATTCATCTAATAATGAATTGCCTAAACAGCCATTCATTGACCAATTATTATTAATATTAGTTAATTTAGAAGGATCAAACAATTGTAATTTAAAGTTTTCTTGAACATTAGGTGATGCAATTATAATTATCTTTTTAAAATTATGTATATATTTTGAATAAGAACGATATGCTTCTGTTATCCCAATCGCAGAACATGTTTTACCACTTCCTAATCCATGAAATAATAATATACCGTTATATGGCGTATTATATGATATAAATCGTTTGATAAATTCTTGATGGGATGATAATTCAAAAGATTTATTTTTTTTACAAACAATATTAGAATATTCTTTTACATCTTTTATTTCTCCATCATATTTAAATAAAAATTCTTTTTTCATTGATATTTTTTTTTGAAATTGACTATCATCTAAATGGGGGTATGGTAAATGTAATGCATCATCCATAAAAAATTTTCTATTTTGTTCTTCCTTTAATCTTAATTTTATATTATGTTCCATTATAATTATAATTTAAAAAATATTATATTTTTGTAATAAATTATTAATAGAGTTTAAAATTGCAATTTTTTCAATATTATAAAATCGTATTTTGTCTAAACAACTATTATGCGTAAACCATTTCATATTACCTATTTCACTTTTTTGATAATTATCATCATTTAAACTTTTAACATACGAAATATATGTTAAAAAATATTTATGTTTATAAGATTTTAAATTTGATCCTGTAAATATTTCTTCAAATGGATTTAAATTTTTAATAAATATTAAATTATTTTTAGAATAGCCAGTTTCTTCTTCAAATTCTCTTATAGCACAATCAATATCCCTTTCTTTATAATTACGACGCCCTTTTGGAAAACCCCACTCTGGTTCTAACCATTTAATTTCGGTATTAAACAAATGTAATTTATATAGTTTAATATAATTAAATTTTTCTTCATTTTTTATGTCATATTTTTCATTTGTTTTATTCCATAATTTATCCCATAATTCAGCGTAAGAATATTTTAATATATTATCTTTTTCTGTTTCTGTCATTTCATTTATTATATTTTTTAATTGAAAATTATTATTTTCATTATATTTACCTCTTAAAAAATCAACATAACCCAAACTATCTTTACGCTGAATTAATAGATATTCTATTTCTTTTTTTTCATTAATACGATAACAAACTATGCCAAAACTTGTTATTGGCTTTTTACAATTATAGAATAAATGACCCGTATTTCCGCAATTATTACATATAGTTTTTAGATTGTCCATAGTTGTATTAATATAAACTTTTTATATAATATATTTAAATGAATAATACATCATTAAATGCATCATTAGATATATTATTTAATTATATTTGTTTTGCATGCTATTATTATTATCCAAATAAAGCAAATAAGAAAAAAATAAAGGAATTGTTTAATGCATTGCCTTTTTTTTTACCTATGCAATATCAAAATACTCTCTATAAACTAATTAAAAAACATCCTATTGAATCGTATTATGATAAAAGAGAAACAATGATGGATTATGGATATATTATTTATAGAGAGTTTAACATTATTAATAATAAAAAATATTTAGATTATAATGAATAAATTGACTATTTTTATTTAGCATTATATAAAGATAATAGAATAAACAAAAAATGGATTAAGCATTTTATATTTATATTTATTATTTTATTAATAATTTATTATATATATACAATTAGATGAGCCCATCTTTTATAATATTAATTATTACAGCTTTACTAGTATATAATGTATATTATGATAATATACTAGTAAAATCGTTTTCATCTTATTATAAATATTATAAAATTGCAGGAATAATTGTTTTAGGAATTGGATTTTATAGTATAATAAAAAAAAATCCAAAAGAAAGTATAGAAACAATAAATGCATTAAATCAATATATAAATGTTATGCCTATTGATAAATCATCTAAAAATATGATAACGCCTTTTTTATCAAATATGCAACAACCAACAAATATGCAAACAAATAATAAAAGTACAAATAGACTAATGCAAAATAGTAGAACACATAAAAGAAGCGTAAGTGAAACAAAAAAAAAGTTTGTAGCATCTAACCAAGATTGGTGTTGTGGAGATTGTAAATCAAAATTACCAGCATGGTTTGAAGTAGATCATAAAAAAAGATTGGACCAAGGCGGAAGTAATGATATAGATAATTTGGTTGCTTTATGTAGAAATTGTCATGGTAAAAAAACTTCATTAGAAAATATTTAATATATTAAAATAGTATGAGAGCAAGTAATGCAAATAGTAATAGTACACATAGTACAAAAAATAAAAAAAGTCCATTACGTGTTATAATAGAAAAAAGTCAAAATAAATTAATAGAATTTAGTGATAAAAGTAAAAATAATAATTATACATTTGTTTATTCTATATTTTTTATATTAATAATATTATCATTATTTGGTTATTATATTTTCTTTTTTAACCCATATAACATTTTAAGTTTTATATATATTCCTATAGTTATTATATTTTTATTAATGGTATTTTATGTTATTCATTTATATTGGCATATTGACAGAATAAAAAAAGATACAGCAGATAATGCTTATGTTAATATAAGACTTGAAGCCATAAATTATACACAAATATATTTTAAATTAATTGCTCTATTTATATTTTTTTTTATAATTTTTATATTATTATTTAATTTATTACAAGTTGTAATAGTATCCAGTTTAAATATTTCATTCTTTTTAACATTAGCTATACTTTTTATTATTATTGCATTATTAAATAGTTATTTTGAAATTACAGATAAACTACCTGAAAACAACATATATATAGAATTTTTAACAAATTTAATATTTTACATTCCTTGTTTAATAACTGATGCTATAGACTATATAAAGAAAGATTATAAAGATACCCCATCTACTACAAAAATATTATTTATTATTTTAGTTATTATTTTTAGTATATATGGATATTTTTTACATAATAAAATTAAAAAAAATAAGTATGGTATAATATTAGTAAATGATTCAAAATATTTAAATACAGATATTTTATCAATAAATAAAAAAGATTTAAATGAAAAAATTTTAGAAAGCAAACCCTTTTATGAAAAGGCTATTTATGATATACAAAAAAAACAACAAATAGAAGAATCTAGAAAATTATCCTATAGTGATTTATCAAATGCTGATATATCAAATTCGACTGTTTTAGATAGCGAAGCATTGCGTGTGCCATATTATGCAGATAGTTATAGTAGAGTAAAATACTTAGAAGGATTTACAAGTGTAATTGCAAATGAAACATTTCCTATACATCTTGCAATAAGTGAATATGATAGATATATTTTACAACAATTATTATGGAAAAATCCTTCTACAAATGATGAACTTAAAGAATTAGTGAACCAAAATAATACCGATGATATTACTAATTTTATAAATGATCTAGTAGAAAAAAATAAATATGTAATATCCTTATATGAAAAAACTATGTTATATTTATCAACAACATTTAATCCAAATTTTACAAAAAATTTAATTTCTGATTTAGAAAATAATAATTATCATTATAGTTTTTCTTTCTGGTTATATTTAGTACCATTAGAGACAATTAATAAAAAAGACATTATTTATACTTATGGAAATCGACCATCTATGTACTTCAATCATAACAATAGAGAGTTAACATTAGAATATATAAATTATGAAACAAATTCTAGTATTGTATTATATAAAACAAATAACATATTATTTCAAAAATGGAACAATATTGTAATAAATAATAACTATGGAACATATGACATATTTATCAATGGTAAATTAATGGGATCATATAAAAATATTGTAGATTATAAAATTAATGAAAATGAACTATTAAAAATAGGTTCTAAGAATAATAAAGATATAGGCGGGATATCAAATTTTTATTATTATGAATTCCCATTAGATTTAAATAAAATTACAGAAATATATAATAATCGCCCACAATTTTAATATTATATTATAATATAATGGACCTCTTTTCATTTACAAGTATTATAGTTATAACATTTTTAATTATTGGAATATATATACTAGCAACTGGTCAAGTAGAGGGTCGTGCGCAAATAGTACTAGTTGTTGCTTTATTAATTGTATTTATTGTAATAATGACTAATTTAGATTTTTTTAAATCATACACCAAAGGTATAACATACCCTACACCTACAACTACTACTACAACTATAGGCGATAAAGATAATCCTTACGAATTATCTACATCATATTCTGTATCTATGTGGATATATATATCTGATTGGAATAATAATTTAGGAGCTGATAAAATAATAGTTGAAAGAATTATAGATTCTGCATCATGTCCTAAAATATCACTTAATAGTTATAAAAATACATTAACAATAGACTATGACATTTACAAGGTAGATGCAACTGATACCACATCGCATAAAAATGGTCCAAAAATTACAGTTGAAAATATAGCTATACAAAAATGGGTTAATGTTACAGTATGTTTTGGTGATAATAAAGTAGACACATACATTAATGGTAAATTAGAAAAATCAACATTAACTTCTAATTCTCAATATGTTCCTGTAGAAGGAACATATGAATTTGTCTTCAATCCAAATACTACAGCTAAAAAAACATATAATGGTTATATTTCTAAAACAAGATATTATGCTAAATTTTTAAGCCCTCAAGAATGTTGGGATATTTATAGAGAAGGATTTAGCGATAGTTTATTTGGTAATATTTTAAATCAATATAATGCAACATTCATATTCCAAAAAGGCAATCAAGAACTATATAAAATACCACTCATGTAAAAACTTATGTAAAATATATTATGTAAAATATAAAATATATTTTAATATATAAATGAACAGTAATAAACAAAACACAACCCTTAAATCAAATACTAATAAATCATTAAGTAGTAATGTAAAAAATGCAGCAAGCAATGCTGCAAAAATGGGAGAAGGTTTAGCAACAAAAGCTAAAAATGGTATAGCAAACGCTGCAACAAAAATTAAAAATAAAGCAAATCAAATAAGTGAAAATATTAAAGAAAAAGTTTCTAATGCAGGAAATAAAACAAATTTAAAGGAACCATTATCACGATGGAGTTCTATGACTGAAGAATTTTTTAATTCTAATACTGCTATTAGTAAGTTTGTTGGTTTTTTCTTATGTTTATTATTATTTGTTATTATTTTTCAAATTGGTATGAGTTTAATAAATAGATTTGTTACACCTAGTGCTAATCCATATATTATAAATGGTATGGTTGAAAGTAATAAACAAAAAATTGTTTATGTTAATCCTGCAGTCAAGGAATCTGTTCCTATATATAGGTCAGTTGATCAACCACAAGGTATAGAATTTACATGGAATGTATGGTTTGTAGTTGATAATGATATATCTATACCAACTAATGCAAGAATATTTTCAAAATCACCTGCACCAAGTAATAAATACAATACTTCTTATATGACAGATGTTAATAAAAAGTTTATAAATGCTTCACCTGGTTTATTTTTAACTAAAGTGTATGATAGTTATACAGATGTACAAGATAGGGAACAAACTGATATATGGAACGCATTAACTAATACAACTACTGGTGATGGCAGTATAAGAAATAAATTAACTGCATTAACAGCTAAATTTTCTACAGTTAACACTGCTTTTAGTCCATCAGCAGGTTGGACAACTATGACGGTTGAGCAATATAATGGTTTATTAAATAAACTTTCTAAAAATGCAACAACGCCTCCAGGTAGTAGTAATGGTATTGTGGAAGATATTACCGATATTCAAACATTAATAACAGATTTATATGGTAAAATACAATCTAGTAATCTATATACAGCAATTAATAAAGTTTATTTAGAATTAGAAATAGTTAAAAATAAATTTACTACACACATTACTGCCATGAAATCAAAAATAAAAACAACAACTGGTAATTTAAGTGATACTGATTTAAGTAATTTAACAATTCCAATAAGTAATGTTAAAGCTACACTTGCAGATGGTAGTCTTTTTGGGGCAGCTGGTTTTGCATTAGATTATGCAACAGATATGGCAGAAAAAAATAAAGATAGTATTACAACAAGTAGTCCTAATCTAAATAATCCTAAACAATATAATTTAACATTAGTTATGAATACATTTAATTCAGATACAGATAGAACTTTATATGAAAAAATAATAATTGAAAATGTTCCTATTCAAAAATGGGTATGTTGCACAATACGCGTTCAAGGTATAGCAGTTGATATATATATCAATGGCATGTTAAAAAAACGCCAAAATTTAAATAATGTACCAAAACAAAACTATTATGATATTTATATAGGAGAAACTAATGGGTTTAAGGGGTATGTTTCTTCATTGAAATATTATAATTATGCAATTAATTATAATGAAGTTCAATCATTATTTTTAGCCGGTCCATCGCTTAAAATGATTGCTGATGATATGCCTTCTAATAAAAACGATTATTTATCTGTAAATTGGTATTTTAAATAATTAAATACATATATAATATTACATAAATGTATAATGGCTGCTCCCAGATTACCATTTCTATTTAGAATCTATTCTCAAGATGGAAATGGTATTATGTATAAAGCATTTGAACAAGTTAATGATGATACTTATGATTGTCTTGGTTCAAGACCAATTGGTACTACTGATAATGGACATACAATATGGTTATTAGAAGATTTAGGAAAAGGAGGTTATACCGATGTAATGCCTAGAGGAGCAATGCATGAAATTTTAAGACCGGAAAATATACATAAATTAGGAAAAGCCGAAAAGCTTCAAATAATTGAAAGAGGAAATCTTGATAGAAAATATAAAGATTATGATTGTTTTTATGATGAAACAAGTTATTGGTTTATGAGAAAAAAACCTAGAGCTAGATCTAAAAGTGCAAGAAGTAAAAGTCGGGCTAGGTCAACCAGTTCAAATAGATCTAGTGGATCTAATAGTAATTCTACAAAAAAAAGTAAAGGTAAAAAAGCATCTGGTGGAAAAGCATCTGGTGGAAAAGCATCTCGAGGAGCTTCTAGAGGAAGAGCATCTTCTTAAAATAATTTATTTAAAGAATGATGTGATCATAGTATTGTTTGCTTTTTTATTTTTATCTATAATTAAATACTGTTGAAATAATATTTTTTCAACTTCCTTATCTTTTAAATCTTGTTCTTTTTTTACATACTTTTCTGGTTCCATATTTGATTTAAGACATTCTAATTCTTGAATAAAACTATTCTTTCTTCTTTTAAATTCCTTCATGTCATATAAAACAAGAGAGAATAATTGTAATACTGGGTTCATAATTTGATTAGTAATATAATAACCATAATCAATTTTTAGTTTATTTTCTTTAATAAAATGAGGAGTTTCTATTTTTTCACCCTGTAATTTTTTACCGGTTGTTTGAATATAAACATATGGTATACGATCTCCTGGAGATGGTTTGTTGCCAGGATCTCTAACTCCTATGCGTTCGGCAAGAACATTATGCGCAATTTGCGCAGGATTTTTATAAAATGAACGCAATGATTTACTAATGACTAATTTTTCAATAGGAACTTTACCATTTACCAATTCATCTAATTTTTTTTTCAAAAATTCAATTGCTTTTTCAATATTTGCATCTTTCATAAGAATATCAATAATACCGCCATATACATCTTTTGCTATATCTGCGTTATCTCTCCTTTTTAAAATAATACCCATAAACTTTCTTTTATATACTCTATAATCATCTTCATATAAATTGCCAACATATCGTTTTTTAGATAATAAACAAAATGGTCGAAAGATTTTTTCATATTCTAAATCATGTGGTTTTTTAAGGGCTTCAGTTGCTAATACACCTGCTTCTTTTGCAATTTGAATTGTTAGTTCGCGTTCCATATCTTCGGGTAATTCTTTATCATCTTTTGTGAAGTTAAATGTAAAGAACACCGAGTCAGTGTCTCCATATATATATTCTGCATTACTGTGTACTTGTCCATATTGAGTATCTATGTCTTTATCTCCATATACTTGTTCTATAACTTCTTTTGCATACATAATCATAAGGCGCCCTGTTGCAGTTGTTGCTGCAGCAACATTTAAATCATAAAATGTGCTTGTTTTTGATCCAGTTTGCCCATATAAACTATTCGCGGTAACCTTAATACTTAATTGCCTTTTATCTAGAATATTTCGTTTAAATGGATCTTCTTCTTTTTCCATTTGTTTTTTAGTAGATTTACGAGCAGCAAGTAGTTCTTCAAGAATAGATGGCATCACTGCTTTTTTGTTATCAGGAAATTGCGCCCATCTTGTTTTTCTGTATCCAGATACAACTTTATTATTTCCATCTGAACTAAATATATCAAATTGTCGGTCTACATATGTATATCCTTCAATATTATCATACATAAATTTACCTTCTTTATCTCGATGCCCAAATACTTTTCGTATAGTATGGTCTAAATTATATTCAATGCAATAAACTAAACTACTCATACAAAAGTTTTCGCTAATAATAGCAGAGGGATACAAAGATCCATAATCTAAACATGCAACTGATTTATTAAGATATAAATTGCATTTAGGTTCTAATACAGTAGCTCCTTCATAACCTTCCTTTTCATCGCCTTTTGATATAAGAGGCATTAATACATCCATATCTCTGCATTTTTTAGACATATAACTATTTAATTTAATACCCTGTCCTCTTGTAACTAAGAATTTAATTGGAACACTGCATAATTTACTCATTTCAATATAGGTTGTCAAAATGTCTATTTTTTGAAATAATAAATGAACTAAATTACAGTCCTGTATGCAGTATTTAGCAATAATACCTTTTTCTTGTGGACCTTGTTTAGACATTTCAAAAATATCTTTTGGACTAATGTCATCTTTTGCTAGACCCCAATTTATTTTTTCTTTACATTCAATATTTCCTTCAATCACAAATCCATTATCTAAAATGTCTATTACTTTATATTTTGCACCATCATTATATAATTCAGATGAATTACTTATTATTTCAAAATGTACGTATCCATCTACATAAATACCCTTTTTATTTTTTGTTACTATTTTACATGTATTCTCTATATTTGTATATGATTTAACTGTATCGCTTAATATAGTTGATGCAACATAATCTAATTTATAAGATGGTAAATTAAATTCCTTACGCATATATGTATATAAATCAATTTGTAATCGTCCTGACATAGGTATCCAAGTCAAATCATACGGCCCCGATGCTACAACTATATTTTGTTCATCTAATTCAGTTGGTATAATATTTGTTCTTCCCATATCCATAAATTTTTCTACACAGTTGTTTTCTTTTGCTCTGTCAAACATGAATTTATAGTCAAATCCAAAAATGTTATACCCAATAATAATGTCTGGATCCATTTTTTTAATTAATTTTGACCAAGCACATAATATCTCTCTTTCGGTATCATAACATTCTATTACCTGATTATCTTTAACCGAAACAGTATTTGCAATACTAATACAATGATTTAAATATGGTTCTTGTTCGCCATAATTTAAAAAGGTGCTTCCAATAAATGTTACTTCATCGCCTTTTAAACTAGGAAAATGAGTATCAAACAAATCTAATAAATGTACAATTTTAATTGATATTTCTTCATCTGTCATTAATAAATTTATAATATTTGAACAAGATAACTGTGTAGGTTTAATAACTGTTTCTTCATCGTCAAAGAAAGACTTTAGTTTTGATTCTAATTTTTTAGTATTACTCAATTTTGTAGCCAATATTTTATTATAATCAATCATAAATTCTTCTTCAGTATAAGTATTATTTTTTAAATAACATTTATCAATAGAGTGTTTATCACTAAATCCAAATACACATAATAACAATTCTTTAAAAACTACTATTATGTCTTCTTTATTAATATTATTTTTAATATAATAGGCAATATCATAAGAAACCTTTTTATAGTTTTTGATTGCTTCAGGAAAATCTCCATGACTACTATTAGCTTCAATATCAAAACTGCATATATTATATTTGACAGGCGTATCATCATCTATACCAATAATATGTTTAAAATGGCATCTAATATCATAGGTACAATTACTTATTTTACTTTTATTTTTAATATAGGTGTCTATTTTAATCCAACCAGATGGACTAATCTTTTGAATATGAAAGAAACGCAAAATAGGGGGTATCATACATTCATAAATTTTAGTATAAGTTGATCCATATTTATAACCTTCATTAATTTGTTGATTATCTTTATCATAATACAAAGCCTTTAATTTATGTATAAAACTTGTATTTAAACAAGAAATATAAATAAATTTATAATATTTACCTGCATCGAATCCATATAATGTTTTTTTTTCAATTAATTCATAGGATACAATATTGTCTGCACAATATTTTAATGTAGGTAATGATTTTAAATGTTCCATAAATTCGTCACAATGAGATTTTTTCCATCCAGAACCAATTTTAATGTATACAAATGGTTTAAAATCAGTAACATCTATAAAATAGGTCTCTCTATTTTCATTGATACCAAACATTTGTATATGAAAATCTTCCTTTGTTTCAACAACATTGAAGTCAATCAATTTGCAACGCATAGTCATTTTTTTTATAAACAATAATAATAAATAAATTTAAATCAATTTTTATATTTTATTTACCTATATTTATTTTTTTTTAGTATTACGCTTTTTAGTTTTTTTTATTTTTAAAATATTATGTTTTTTGCTATTTTTAAACTTATAATTATATTCTAAATTATTTTGTTTGCCATGTAAATGTTTAGTAACAAACTTTAACATATTTTCTACATTTCTTTCTTCTTTAAATGTATCTTCTATTTTACCATTATTTAAATATACAATCATAGGAAATCCATTAATTTGATGTTTTACTGGATGATTAGAATGCTCTAATGCTTCCGCACTAACTTCCATAATATCACCATGCTTTGATACTTTCTTTTTCATCATATCCCATTTTGGCTTTAGCATAATGCAATGAATACATCCTGGATGATGAAATAATACAACGCCTTTCATATGTCCAACATGTTTATCAAATTTATCAGTATCACCTTTATTTATTTTTATAATATTTGGCCTTTTTTTAATCATATTTATAAAATATAATAATATATTAAAATGAGCAATATTCAAAAATCAAAAATATTTATATATGTATTTATACTTGTATTATTTTTATTTGGTATTCATTTTATGATGAATGATCCTAAAGAAACATTTGTTTCTGGACAGTGTCCTACAACAATTATTAAAGATGGAAATAAGATTTTATTATATAATCCAGAATACGCACATGTTCCTGGAGTAAATCCAATTGAAATGAAAAGTTTAGAAGAATATAAAGAATATATTGAATGGCAGAGAGCAAACAATTTAAATTGTCCAGTATTACATTTAGAAAAAATGTTTGATACACAAGGAGCGCCTATGTATGAAATTAGACCAAGTTTTGTAACTGAATTAAATACAGGTGGTATGAACCATAATTTACCAGTTGTACGTAATAAAGCAAATATTAAACAAACAATGAATGCAGCATTAGAAAATTCACCATTTAATTGTAATCAATATGAGTCATATGATAAAGATAATCAAAATATTGGAGTTATAGGAGTTCCTTAATGCATTTAATAACATTTTTATTTAACTTTTTAGGTTTATTATTCTTAGGATTAATATATTCAAATGTATCTAAACATTCTGGATCGATTGCCAAATCTTTAATTAAATTACTTATATGTTTATATTTATCCATAATAATAGTTGCAGTAATACTGCTTATACCAGGCAACTGAGATAACATAAAAATACTAATATTGTCTCTCGTTAAATTAGTATTTTTTTGTTTATGTATTACTCCTTCTATATTTTCATAAGGTGTCTCGATACAATTACTACTTGTATCAAGAGTTGATACAGTATTAATTATTTTTTCTGCAAATTGTAATATAAAATACGCAGTATCTTTAACATTTTTTGTTAAAAAAACATTAAATCCTTTATTCATTAAACTATAAAATGTTCTTATTAAAGTATCTTTTGGCAATGATCCAACATATAAATCCATATTTCCTTCAATCATGTAAATAACTTTATATCCTTCTTCTATAGATTTCTGAAGACGAAACGATTGTTCTCTATATCTACCATCTTTAATACTTGCCGCTAAATCAGTTAACGTTTTTCTTTCTATAATTACTTTATTATTAATAATTAAATCTCCTAAATGTAACTGTATAACATTTAAAGAAATGTCATTGTTTTTATTTAATAATGAACAAAATTGTATTAATTCTTTCTCTCTACAATCAATATCTATTTTCATTATTAAATGAATATAAATTTATATCTTTAACTGATTTAAATTAAATTATTTGAATAAATTTATTTACAGCATGTAGATTTATCCCATTTAAAATTAAGATTTGTTACAGTATTTCTTTTTAAATAGCTCTGGTTAATTCTTCTAAAGTCAGCGCCATAAACTAAACCTGCTTTTTTCATACCACCACCGCATGCATCTGCGCTATTAATAATAGATTGTTGTCTTTTAATATAGGGCATTATAACTTATTATAATATTTTATTTTGTAATAAATTATTTTTTAATTCTAAAAATTCGTTTTTTAATTTTGTACAATCATTTTGTAAATCTTTAATACTTTCAATAAGTATTGCAACAATAGATTGATAATTTATAGATTTTATATTATTTTTTTCTTGTACAATTTCAGGAAATATACTTTCTACTTCTTGTGCTAAAAGACCTATATGTATTTGAGACATATTTATTAAGTCCTTTCTTGTAAAATAGTAACCATGAATATCACTTATTTTATTTAAACAATTGTCTAATTTTATAATATTATCCTTTATATTTTTATCCGAATACGAATAAATATCACCTGTTATTTTAAGATTTCCATCTATTAATAAATTATCTGTATAAAATTCTACAGGTCCTTGGTATATAATACCTTTTCCGCCTTTATCACTATTAGAATTAGCTGATATATCAAAATAACTAGTAGTTACTGTAGAAGATGCATTATATATTCCATGCATAAATCCTCCATAAGTATTTGATTCTAATTGGGCTGCTTGAATTAAGTTATATGCAGCACCTAATTCTATTTTTGATCTAGTTACAATATTAAATACTGATACATTATTTACAAATGTTTCAGTAATAATATTATGTACATTTAATCCAGTAAATGTATTTGAATTAGCTTCTTTAGGAACATTTACTTTTAATTCAGTGTTAGATGTAAAATCGCGTAATACTTGAATATCTTCTACATATAATTTATCTAAATACATTATACTTCCTCTACCAATAGTTATATCTGCTATATCTTGAGTTGAAGATCTATAATCTATATTACTATTCATTCTTATTTTTTTAGGCATAAGAATGCCCAATATATTAACATCTTTACTAACATTTATATTTCCATGTGTTGTAATATCGCCACTTATATTAGCATTTCTAGATACATTTAAATTTCCATAAATATCAGTATTACCTCTTATAATAGTATTATTTGATACATCTAATACTCCATATATATTTGTATTAGCACTTATATTAAGGTTTCTATTAACATTTAAATTTCCAGAAATTATTGTATTACCACTTATATTAGTATTGTTTGATACATTTAAATTTCCAGTAATTATTGTATTACCACTTATATTAGTATTATTTAATACATTTAAGGTTCCATAAATGATCGAATTACCACTTATATTAGTATTACTTTTTACATTTAAACTTCCATCCAAATTAATATTTTGTGATACATTTAAATTTCCTAATATGGTTGTATTACCGCTTATATTTGTATTATTATTTAAGGTAGTTATTCCATAATTAGTTAAATTATTATCTATATCAATATTTTCACAAGTTAAATTTTTAATAGTTGATTCAGTTGCGTTAATTAAACTGCCAGACATATTTGAAAAGTTAAATACTCCAAAGACATTTAAGTTTTTTATTACATCTAAGTTATTATTTATTTTACAATACTGATGAAAATAAGATGAACCATTTACATCTAATACATATTTTCTTGGATTATCGTCTGTTCCATGTCCTGTATCTTCCCACATTACACCGCTATGACCTATTGCAATTGTACCACTGTTTAAATATTTAACATTCCACACACTTGTTCTTATCTGTTTATATATATATTCATTTAATGCACTTGCTTCTAAAAATTTATTTACTTCTAATACACCATATTTAACCTGTTCTGGCATTATATTATAATAAAAAAATATTTAAATATTATTATACTAGTTTAATTAATGGATGAACTGTATAACCCATATAATGAAAAAAATATAGAAATTACTGAAGAAAATATTAAATCATTATTAGAAAAATTTAATATTTTCTACAAAATAAATAACATTGAATTATTTAAAAGAGCATTTATACATAGATCATATGTTCTTGATAATGTATCTGATTATAAATTAGTTAAACTTCCATATAAATGCATTGAATTAAAGCAACTTTCAAACGAAAGACTTGAATTTTTAGGTGATGGTGTTCTAGAATGTATTACAAAAATGTACTTGTATAAGCGTTTTCCTGATGCAGATGAAGGATTTATGACAGAAAAAAAAATTAATTTAGTAAAAAATGATCATATTGGTAAATTGGCATATAAAATGGGTATAAATAAATGGTATATTATATCTAAAAATGCAGAGGAAAAAAAAATAAGAAGTAATTATAAAAAATTAGGGTGTTTATTTGAGGCATTATTGGGAGCATTATTTTTAGATGCAAATGAAATTACTATTCAAGATAGTAATAATTTATTTAATAATTATTTTAATATTGGTCCAGGATTTCAAATATGTCAACTATTCATAGAAAATATATTTGAAACTTTAGTAGATTGGAATGAAATATTAGAAAACGATGATAATTATAAAAATATATTCCAAGTAAAAATACAAAAGGAATTTAAAAAAACACCTGAATATATTATTTTAAATCAAGATGAAGAATTAAGATATACTATGGGCGTGTACTTATGTTTAGAAGATATTTACGGATTAAAACCAGAAAATGCTATTCCATTTGAAAAAATAAAAACATTTGAAAATATTAAAAAAAATAACAATACATTTATATTTTTTGGTTCTGGGACACATAAAATTAAAAAAAAGGCAGAACAGCTTGCATGTTTTGAAGCATTAAAACTAATAGATCAACTATAATAGATTAATATATTAAAGTATTTTATTTATGTAAATTATATGAGTTTAGAATTATTTAAAGTAATACCTGTAAAATTACCATTAGTTGAATTAAATATTCAAATTAATGAAGAATTAGATACAGTTTATAATACTAAAATTTCTGAATTTTTACAATTATTGGGTATAGATTATAATTATAAAGAAATTATTAAAACGGCAATAGCATTAAATAAAAAAATAATTCTTAAAGGTAAACTAGATAAAAAACTTAAAAAGGCTGTTAAAGAACAAATAATTTCTAAAAAACCAATGCAGGGATCATTACTTGGTCTAAATATGGATGATGACGATTATCAAGAAAAGTTTAAAACATATATAGATAAATTGGGCAGTGATGTACCTAAAGAAGCAATGTTTACTAATAACAGAATAGAATTCTTAAATGAAATTATGAAAAAGATGATTAGTCTAAAATTTGAAAAAGATGAAGCAAGTTGCGACAGAACATCTGAAAAAGATTATAAACCGTTAGTCCATCAGTTAATAGTTACACGATATTTAAATTCATTTACACCATATAGAGGATTATTATTATACCATGGCTTAGGTTCTGGTAAAACATGTAGCTCGATAAGTATTATAGAAGGTATGAAAAATTCGCATAAAGTGTATATCATGACACCAGCATCATTACAGGCAAATTATAGAACACAAATGAAATTTTGTGGCGATCAATTATTTAAACTTAATAATAAATGGGTAAAGGTAGATATAAATTTAACTACAAATTATACAGAATTATTTAATACATTAGGCATTGATGAAAATATTGCTAGAACAAATGAAAAAATTAAAGCATATATAAAAAAATATAATTGTTTATGGGTTGTTGAAAATGAAAATGCTCCAAATTATAAAGAATTAAATGAAGATGATAAAACACAGGTAGATGAATTGATAGACATTCTTATTAAAAATAAATACAAATTTATTAATTATAACGGAATAACAAAACAAAGATGGGATGTCTATACTCAAAAAAATGCAATTAATCCTTTTGATAACAGTGTTATTGTTATTGATGAAGTCCATAATTTTGTTAGTAGAATTATAAATAAAGTACGAACTAATAAAAAGTCAATATCTACATTTATTTATGAAGCTATATTAGATGCAGAAAATTGTAAAATAGTTGCATTATCTGGTACTCCTTATATTAATTATCCGGATGAATTAGGCATTTTATTTAATTTAATAGGAGGCTATACCTATTGTTTAGAAGTAAATATAGACATAACAAATACAAAAATAAATGATAAAGTATTTAAACAATTATTAACACAGCCTTATATTGAATCATATGATTATGAACAACAATATTCAAAATTAAAAATAATTCAAAATGCTTATGGATTTTCAAAACAAGAAAATGGTAAAGTAATATTTGATGAAAATTCATTAATAAGTCGTTATGAATTTTTAGAAAAAATAAAACTCTTATTAAAAGATAATACCTATTTTAAAGTTAAAAAGATAGAATATGTAAAATACAAAAAATTTCCAGAAAAAGATTTTAATGATTTATTTGTATCAGCTGATTTAAAAATAAATAATAAAGAATGGTTTCAAAGTAAAATAACAGGAATGGTATCATATTTGGGTGATAAAGCAGAATTAATGCCTAATATAATAAAAACAGAAGAAGGAGAAGATATTCATATTGAATATTGTGATATGAGCTTGCATCAAATAAAAGCATATTCAAATATAAGAAAGCAAGAAAGAGAAATGGAGAGAAATGTAAAAAAGAAAGAAGACGATGATAAAATGAATTCAACCTATAGGGTATTTTCTAGAGCATGTTGTAATTTTTCCTTTCCTACAGAACTTCCAAGACCTATGCCCAAATCTGATGTATTAAAATCATCTAAATTTACAGAAGACGATTTAGACATTGTTGATAATGAAAGCTTATTATCAGATGTAGATGGAAAATATGACGAGTCAGATATTGTACATCGAAAAATAGATAAAACTTACATGCAACGCATAGATAAAGTATTAGTTGATTTATTTGATAATGCAGCCCAATATTTTAATTGCGATGATATACAAAAGTTATTAATTAAACAAACTATAGTACAGGGCGAAAATCCATTAAAAGAGTATAGTCCTAAGTTTTATAAACTATTAAGCAATATAATTAATGAAGAGAATAAAGGATGTCATTTAATGTATACCAATTTTAGACAACTAGAAGGTATAGGTATATTTTCAATCATATTGAAATATTATGGATTTATAGAATTAAGAGTTGAAAAAACTGGAAGTGGAGGCTATTCATTAAAATTCAATAAAATGTATGAAGATAGTGAATATACTGAAAATAAAAAATATTTTTCGTTATATACCGGAACAGAAACACCAGAAGAAAAAGAAATAATTAGAAATATATATAATAGTAATTTTTCCGCATTACCCAATAATATTGTAGAAGAAATAAAAGAAAATTTTCCAAATGTTGAAAATAAAAATTTATATGGAGAGATAATTAATTTACTAATGATTACTGCATCTGGTGCAGAAGGTATTGATTTAAAAAATACTAGATTTGTACATATAACAGAGCCATATTGGCATCATGTACGAATTAATCAGGTTATAGGGAGAGCCAGGCGTATATGCAGTCATGCATTGTTACCAGAAACATATAGAAATGTAAAAGTTTTTATGTACATAAGCAAATTTAAAGATGGTATGGATCTAGAAGAATTTAATGCACTTAAAACACAAGATAATTCATTATCAACAGATCAATCTTTATATGAAATTATGGAAAGAAAGAAAAATCTCTCTATAATGTTTTTAGATACATTAAAGGAAACATCCATAGATTGTGTAGTAAATTATAAAGATAAATGTGTTCAAAAACCATTTGCTCAATTAAAAAATAATAAATTATATGGTTTAGATTATAAGAAAGATCCAATTATGAAATTTAAAACTAAAAAAGAAGATACTAAAGAAATAGCGTTAATAAAGAAAACATTCACTATAGATGGAACTAAGGGTACATACATTGTAGAAAAAGATAAAATTCCTTCTGCCTTATATGATTATACAACTTATATGAAAGGTAAAAAAGAAGGAAAGCAGTCTATATTAGTGAAAATTGGAACAATGGAAGATGAAGGAGTTGCTGTATTAAATAAAAATTGATTTTGATTTTTTATTAATTTAATTTAATTATTATGCCAACTAGATGCTCGATCATTTATAACGCATTCGTAAATAACTGCAAATATGTGTTTTGTAATTCATTATATGAATATGAAGAATTACAAAATAAAACTACGAATGTACCTCTATTTTCATTAAATGGAAAAAGTTTTACAGCAAAAATTGTTGATATTTATGATGGAGATACAATTACGGTAGTATTTAAAGTATTTGGCGAATATTATAAATGGAATTGCAGAATTAAACACGTGGATACTCCAGAAATTAAAACAAAAGATAAAATAGAAAAAGAACGCGCTATATTTGTTAGAGATAAACTAAGAGAATTATTATTAAATACTATAGTACAAATAACATGTTCTATTGATAAAAAAGATAAATATGGGCGTCTCTTAATTGAATTTAATATTCCTAAATCTAATACTAAAATACATGAATGGATACTTCAAAATAATTATGGTAGAGCATATGAAGGAGATACTAAAAATCCATGGAATACAGAAAGTTGGTATATTAACACATAAGTTAAATACCACAAGTGCCATACTTTTCACCACATACTAGACCTGAACATGTTGGATATTCAGACGGACATACATATTTAGTATTTGTTAATACACCGGCACCATTTGGTAAATCATCACCTATATTTGTTCCAAAATTTGCAACACATTTAAGTGCTTGAAATTGAGGAGTATCATTTTGTTCTATTTTATCAGATAATCCTTTTACTAATGTTAATATTTGAGTAACCATATTTCCGGATGTATCATTTAATACAGTACGAGCATCATCATCTGAAAATATATTTTTACTAATATCCATTAAATTATCATTAACTATTTGTATCCGTGTATTTGTACCATCTTCATCAGTTATTGATTTAAATCCTTCTACCATTTGAATATTGAACATCCGTAATATTATAGGAATAATTATAAAAATTACAAATAATATAATACTAATATTTAACCATTGTTGTTGTTTCATTATATATTACTAATTTATTTTTTTCTGTATATCATCTAATCTATTATCAATCTCTTCTAATTTATTATATAATGGTGATTTAAAAGGTGGAGGATTAAAAAATTGATTTGGTTGCATTCCATTATTTAAAAATTGATTAGGATTCTTTTGATCATTTGGCGCGCTATAATCTGGTAAATTATTCATCAATGATCCACTAACATCAAATTGTTCTGTATGTAATTCAACCATATTAAATGCAACTGGAAATATAATAAAAACTAAAAAAATTAATATAATAACATGACTATTATGTGCCATTATATTATACTATTATATTTAATTATAACTTACATCGGGAAATGATAAGTCAGACATATTTAACAAATTGTTATTTACTGAATCAAAATTTTCAGTACTCACTCCAAAAAAAGATAAGACAAGTGGAAGTAAAACAAATACTACTAATAATATAATTACTATATTTGACCAATTTAATTTTGACTTACTTTTCATATAATAATTACTAATATTATTTTTTTAATTATGTGAAATATCACCAAATTTATAATTATATAATTCATAATTGCGTATATTTTTTAAATTATGATTAAAATTAAAACTATATGAATTATTATCTGAATAATCATACTCTTTACCTATTTCTTCAAATTGGTCTATATTAAATTTATTGTTAATTTCTATATTAAAATTTTCTTTTTTACTTTTAAAAAATAATATAATTATTACTAAAGTAATTAAATAATATAAAAAATACATATATAAATAATATTATTTTTTTAATAATTGTAATATAGTTTGTTGTGTTTCTAATATTTTTATTAAAATATCATTTTGTTTTTTTATAACAGAACCCCAATCAATAGTTTGTTGTTCAAATGGTTTATCAATTAATGAATTATTAATCATTTGCTTATCAACTGATTTAAATATTTCTTGTCTATTATTTTGCGTTTTTTCTAATAAAAGATCCATATTTTTAATAGGTTCATCTAGTTTATCGCTAAAATCAATCATTTTTGGTTTTGGATTATTTAATAATTGATCATAATCTTTTTGTCTTTCCTCAAACGAATTTAATTTATTAAGTTCTTCTTTCATTTTTATCATAAAATCTCTATTTAATATTTCTATATCATCATTTATAGTTATAAACATATCAATTGTACTTTCAAACATAGGCTGTATTTTAGATACATTATCTTTATGAACATTATTAAATAACCCCTGTTCTATACATTGATCCCATAATTTTGCTTTATTTGTTAAACTATTCATTAAAAAATTATTCATTTATTATTTAAATTCTAATTTATTAAAATAAATATCTCTCAATTTGTCCATTTCATTATCGGGAATTTTTATTTTTTTATTTAAAAATTTTTCTGGTTTATTTGTTTCTTCTAACAATGATATTATAAAATATAGACAATACATGCCGCATTCACTTTTTCCATATTGATGGCGTATATTCATATTATTCATTTCATTAAGTTCTATACCTGCATTAGAACATTGTGTTTTTACCTTGGCAATAAGAGTTTTAATTTCACTAGGCATACTGCTTCCTGTTGACTCAAAATAAAAAATAAACTTATTTTTTAAATCAATAAACAATGAAACCCAATGTGTACCTTCACCAGAATGTTTATCTAAATTTAAAATAATACCAAATTTATTTTTGCCGCGTTTTAATTCTTTAATTACATCTATATTACATAATGTAGGCCATACACATTTACCATTTACTATAGTGTCAAAATCTATTGGAGATGGACCTAAATATAAAAAATTAGGATGTTTTTCCATATATTGTTTCATAACTTTGTTAAAATCAGTACTACTTAACCAATTATTAAATTTTTTCCATTCATTTAATGGCGCAATTGGTGCAAAATTATTAATAACTTCTTTCTTTTTAATATCTGTTACTAATTTATCTAGCCAACATAATTCATGTTTACAATCTAAAATTTTTTGTTTGAGTTGTTCCCAAATTACAGATATATTGTTTGATTTTATTTTATTTAATTTATTTTTTTTATTCCATTCATCTCTTAATAATAAAATAGTAGTATCGTCGTAACAACTATTATTTTTACGCGTTTTTTTAGGATGACATCTTAATAATTTAAATGTTTTAGTCATATACAATTAACTTATATTTTTTTAAACATTTCAATTATCGTTTTAGGTTTAGGTTTTATAAAAATTGTTTTATCAATATTATTTGTCTCTGATATTTCAAATACTATAGTAGGAGTTTTTAATATAGTAGTTTTATCTATGACATCCTTTGAAAATGTGTAAAAACTATCTTTATATAGATCATAATATTCATAATTTAAATGAGCATCTTTATCCAACATTTTATTTGCTATTCTTAAAATTTCTTCTTTATTTTCAATTATTTTGTGTCGTTTTATCTCATTATTATTATTTTTACTTAATAATTCAAAAAACATATATTATTTACTATTAATTTATTTACGTAAATTATACCTAGTAAAACTATCAAATATTTTTTTATCTATTTCTTTTAAAG